GCGACGAGACTGTAGATGTCGTCAACGGTCTGGCCCATGCGGTTGCACTCATATTCCGCAAAAATAGTATTGTTCAGCCCATTGCCTTCTATGAACGCCTGATAGCGGTCACAGCACGTTCCGCCAGTTGCACTGCATCGGATGAGGTCATTCATCCTTTGTGGGTACAGATTATCCTTACCGTATGCTTGGATTCCAAGATTGCTTAGGTACGATGTGTCGAAACGTTTCTTTGAACGCTGTACGTTATTGATATTCATATATAGGCAATGGGCTAATCAATTACTTCTTCTCAGTCTCTTTCTTTGGCTCAGCAGCCTTCTTGGCAGCTTCGAGCTCATTCTGCAGAGCCTCAATCTTTGCGCTCTGGTCTGCGTCCTTGGCCTTGGCCTCGGCCAGCTCAGCAGCGACCTTCTTGAGTTCTGCGTCCTTCTTCTCCGACTCAGTGCCTGCATCGGTCAGCTGCAGCTTGAGGTCAGCGATGGTCTTGTTGAGAGACTTCACCTCTTCCTGAGCCTCGGCCTTGCACTTCTCCAGCTTCTCGTTGGCTGTTGCAAGATCGGCCTTCAGGGTCTCAATCTCAATCTCAGCCTCGCTGTTGTCTGCGGCGGTTTTCAGCTCTTCAATCTCCTTCTCCTTGGTCTCGATTGTTGCGTTGAGCTTGTCAATCTCAGCCTTGAGCTCTTCCTTGGTGGGCTCTACGGCAGTCCCTTCCTTGCGAGCCTTCACACGGCTCTCCCAATCGGTGGGGAAGGTCTCGAACTTCGAGATTTCAGACGGGTACTTAGCCAGCAACTCTTCTGCTACCTCATCGGGGCAGTTGTTCAGGCTGTAAAACTTGCTTGTGCCCTGCGGATGGATGATAGCACCAGCCTTCAGCACGTAATTAGCTTTCTTTGGCATCTTTCCTAAAATTTTAAGTTTACTTCTGATTTCAATATAGGCATCACGATAACAGTCACGACAGCCTGTATTGCGAACTCTCTTACCGCATATCTGCAAGTAGAGCTGTTCAATAGTCACTCTATCGGAAGACGAGAAGCCGGATTCAAACCGACTTCTCATTTCTTCAAGCGTTTTCAGGGTTTTCTCATAATCAGCCATAACGCTATTTTATGTTAGCTCTTAGCCGTTATTATCTGTATTATTTGTATTACCTGTAGCGAGAGATACAAGGGCAGCACGGGTAGTGGCGATATCCGTCTTGAAGAAGAACATACCACTTGACGGGGCGTTTGTCTCTTGGAGGGAAACTGCCCATCCACCGTCTGTTTCCTCAGAATACTTGTCATTGGAAATCTCGTTTGCAGCAAGACCCTGCTCCAGACCGTAAATCTCGAAGGTGTTCTTGTGGTCGGCACCTTGGAACTTGTTCTCGAAGATGAACACAAAGCGTCCGTTGGCCAGCTGGTCGATGATGTTCTTGGAAACGTCAGGACCACTGTTCAGGACAACCATTGCAGCCGTCTTGGTGAACTTATTACGGTATGTGCCCTGAGTCATGGCAACGTTGGTGCCAGTGAAAGGAGTGTTGCCAGGCACCACAACCTTATAGGCACGCTTGCCAGACAGCAAGAGCAGTGTCTCGACGATATTAGGATTATCAGCATTCTTGGCGAGCTGGTCCCAGTCGATATCATCGTAGTTGATGAGATAACCAGTGTTCTTCAAGCCAGCGACCTGCGGATTCTCGCAAGAGCCTGCAACGTCCTGAGCAAGTTTGAAATCACATAGTTCCATACACGTATCTTTTTAGGGGTTACACATTACATAGCAACCTGTACCAGCTCGTCCTCACCGATGAGAGTACCGAGGTTAGAGGCTGCATAGATGAAGTTGTCACGCTTGCGGTCATCGAACTTCACGGTCAGAGAGGCCATGCGGTCCTTGTCAGATGTACCTACGAAGAGGTTCTGGGGCGAAGCCAGGACTGCACGGTGAGGACAGTTCAGCTTAGAGGTGGTCACGGCGCTTGAGCCCTCGCCAGAGGTCGTTGTAACGGTCTCGTACTTCTTAATCATGCGGTCCCAGATGTCGATGACAATCACGGGATGACCATCGTACTCAGAGAGCTGGATGCCGGACATGATTTTCTCGACAGGCATCTGAATGTTGTTCACATTCTTCACGTCGTTACGCAGGGCCTTGAAGAGAGAGTTGGTCATGAAGATAGCGTGGTCTTCCTTGTCGAAGATACGGCTATCGGCCTCGCTCAGCAGGTCGTCCATGATACCGATGGCATAGCCCTTGGCACGGAGAGCGGTCTTCTGCTCCGTATAGGTAGCCTGCTGGTTGGCGGTAATCTCAATCTGCTGGCTGGGATGAGCGGCAATGATGGTCTCCAGACGCTTCCACAGACCGTCACAGACGGTGAGCAGCTTCAGGTCAATGCCCTCGGTGATGACACCGCCGTCGGTGGTGTGCTTGGCGTTCTTGTCACCGAACCATGCCAGACGCCAGAACATATCGTTGATGGCGCTCTTCAGAAGAGGCATGAGGAACTTATCCCAATACGGGGTGTCCTGCAGGTCGGCACGCTCCGTACCTTCCTTCATACCGTAACGTGCGATGGTGGGCTCCAGCTCCTTGTAGCAGATGCTTTTGGGGATTTCCCAATCGCCCAGCTCCCATACCTTTTCGTAGCCCGAAATCTCCACCTTGGTATAGGTGGGGTCGCAACCAGAACCAGCCGTACCTACGTCGCCCATGCGGTCAACATAGCCCAGCTTCTTACCGTCCTCAACCTTCGTCATTGGAGTGATGACACGCTCCAAGTCAGGGTCGTTGAACACAGAGGTGAATATGAGCTCATTGAGGTCTCTTATTGCACCATTGTCTACAGTGTACTGTTCGAAATTCATAATTCACTATGGGTTTAATTTGTTTAACATTCTTGATTATTTACGAGCGTTGCGCTTAGCCTCCTGACGCTCACGCTGCTCACGGAGCATCTTCTGGGTCTTGGTCTCGCCCTCATGCTGTCCGCCACCCTGATGCTCTTGGAAAGAGCGGTTACCAGTGTGGAAGGTGGACTTCATCTTGGAAACAGCCTCCAGCCATGCCTTGCCTCCGGCGTTGTTCACGATGTCGAGAATAGCAATCTCTTCCTCGCTCTTCTGAGCCTCGGTGAGAGTGGTCTTCTCAGCCTCCAGAGCGGCCTTGTCGCTTGCCAAGGCTTCCTTCTCGGAAGTCAGGGTGCTAACGGCGGCTGTCAGATTCTCCTTGTCGGTAGTCAGTGCTGACACCTGACTCTCCAAAGCTGTCTTGTCTGCCTCAAGAGCTTCCTTCTCAGAGGCCAGAGCCTCCTTCTCGCTGGTCAGGGTCTCTACCTGTGCAGTCAGGTCAGCCACCTGCTGCTTCAAGGAGTTAATATCCTCATCATTATTATCATCGGCGGGCGTGATGCTCTCGATGACTTCATCAGAGACTACGACAACGGTACCGTCGTCGAGAGTGTACGTGCCGTTTGGATAAGCCTTGTCGCCTACCTGCGGGTCACCATCTTCGCGCTCTACGGTAAATTCGGAACCGTCAGCGGCGGTAATTTTCTGATCGAGAACTGCAACGTCCTCAATCTTGGCTACTCCTGCCATTGACAGCAGCTTTGCCAACGTTCTGTTTTCAATCGAAACTTTCATTTTCTTGTTGTTTTTGTTATGTTTGGATGCTGTATTAGGCTCCACGGTAGATGATATGAAGCCAAGCTCGATAGCCTTATCCATATCAACATATTTGTCCTCATTCATGAGGGCCTGCAGTGCGCTGCGGTCTGAGCCCGTGCGCTCTACATAGAGGTCAAGGATTTTGTTCTGTTCCTCAACAAGCGACATCTGCTGTGCCGTCAGCTTGCTCTTCAGCTGCTCCAGCTCATCGGCTGTGAGACGGTCACCTGGCCACAAGTCGAGATAGGCAACAGCAGGGTTGTGGATGCACAGCCTTGCGTTCTTGTTACCGAAACGGCGCTCCTTGGGAGCTGCCAGAAGAACGATGGTCGCCATTGACGAGCACTCACCGTCGATGGTCGCCGTGATGTTCTTACCCGATGTACGGAGAGCGTCATAGATAGCCCAGCCTTCGATACAGTCACCGCCTGGGCAGTGCAGACGAATGTCTATGTCACCGTCATCATCCTTCATGGAGTCAAGGAACTCATGGATATCCTTGAAGCATACGCCGTCGGTTCCGTACCAGTCTTGGTACATCACCTTGGTTTCCTCATCAACGATTTCGTTGTAAATGCATAGTTTTGCCATTTTTTCC